ATGTGATATTGAACATATTGATAACAATTACCAAAATTTAATATATTCGAACATAAAATTATTAATATATAATACTGGGAAGATTAGAAACTATACCAAGGGACAATCATTATCAGAAATGAGTGTTGAATATTTGTATGAATGTTTTATATATGATGATATTTCTGGAAATCTGTATTGGAATGTTCGTCCACGCACCCATTTTCTTAACGATGCATCGTATGAGCGATTCAATAAGCAGAAAGCAAATACGTTAATACAGAATATATCGAAATCTGGATATATGATAGTATGTATCAATAATCGGGAAATCCCATTACATCGTTTGATATATAAAATGAAGCATGGGAATATTAATGATTCTTTACAAATTGATCACATTGATGGTAATAAATTAAATAATATAATTAACAATTTAAGAGAAGTGACAGCGGCTAACAATAATAAAAATAAAAAGATTCAAAAAAGCAATACTACTGGTTTTAAAGGTGTTACATATAGAGTTTTGAAATCTGGGATAATCAAATATCATGCTTCTATTACAAATGGTGACAAAAATAAATTGTTAGGATCATTCAATACTCCAGAAGAAGCCCATGCAGCATATTGTAAAGCTGCTGTAGAATTGCATGGAGAATTTGCGAACTTTGGATAATAATTCCAAATGGTTTTAATCCTTAAAATCCGAGGATTATAACCATCCAAGCCCAATGGTTATAACTGTCGAAACCCAAACAGTTATAACCATCCCAAATCCTCAACCATTCTGAAGCATCATTTTAAGAAGTTCATTACGATCCATGATGATATTATTATTGATGGATCTATTATCGACATTTTTAATATTAACATTACGCTCTTTATTCTTTTTAAGATCAGCTTTAGCTTTAACAGAATCTAGAGCGGTTTTTAGAAAATTATTAGCAACATCTAGGGTTTTATGATTATTAGAAGGATCAGAAATTCCTCTTTCAACCATCATGATTTGATTATCATAAGCATTAAGAGCAGCTTCATAAATTGATTGAAATTGTTGTTCAATTTCATCATCTTTTTGATCATATAGAGGACATTCAGAATTTTCTACAATATTTGTTTGAGGAATATCTAATAATGTGGTAGATTCTTGAATATCAAATAAGGATTCAAAATTGTGGGCTATGTAAGTTTCTGACATTATATTCCTGCAAGTTTTAACATTCTTTCAATGTTGAAGGATTCTTTTAGATTTAATTCTTGTTTAATTCTTTCTTGGAATTCTGCTGGAACAAATTCTAAGGCATACTTATCTTCGGATATTGCTATTTTACATAAATCATATGTTTTATGATCATCGGGAACATATTCTAATTGCATGCCATCATAAGATAATGCTAAAGATGCTAATTTATAATAGTATGGATTATTCGGTAAAATATACTTAAATCCATCAGGTTCATTATATATAACCCGTGACATGATCTTGAAATCAGATACAATAGATAGACTTACTTTTGGTATTAATGTTAACTCATTTGATAAAATTTCAATTATTCTAACCTCGTCATAATATTCTGAAGGGGCAAATAATAATAATTCTTCATCTTCATCAATTGCTGTATCCCAATCATTGTAAAGAATTATAGATTTTAGTGCTGGATATGCCAAAATAGCTATTTTTTGATTTTCCCCATCATTTTTAATATATTCAGGTGCTTTTAAAAAGTCCATAGGGTCTGCTTTAATTTGATCCCTAATAAAACTTCCTTTATTATGTTGAATTAAAAATTGAATATTTTGTTCAGATAAATCAAAAATACTAAAATTCAGATAAGGAGCATATCCAGCACCTTTTATGCCTTTTACCATCGGATTCAATAATAATTGCATAATTTGTGGATGATATTTTTCTGATGGTTTTTGATTACTTTTTGCTTTCATTTCCCCCAAAAATCCATTAGGTTCTAGGATAAATGTTAATATTACTTGATTATTTTTAGTTCTTAATGATAAAATTCTTTGATCTCGTTTATTCTTACCCGTCACATTTCCACAATGTTTTCCAGATCTTCCTTCTTCGTCACAAAATGCTCTATCAACAAACCACCATGCAGTACCATCTGGAAATTTAATTAATTCATAATCACCATGCTGGATAGGTACTGGAGGTTTATCAGATTTTTGGAATTTCTCAGACAATTCTTTAAAAGTATCCAACACTTCAGAAATATTTTGATTTAATAATTGTATATTCTCAATTTCATTAATATTAAACCCATAATAATGAAAGAAATCATTATTAAAATTTTCAATGGTTGTAAAATTATAAGTTCCAGATACTGATCCAATATTACCAGCATAGAAAGCAGATAATATTTTAATATACCAAACCATCCTATCTTGTTTTTTGAGAATAGCTTTAGCCTGTTTGATATAAGCATCTATATCGTTAGCATGGTCAGGAAAATTGGATTTTAATTTTGTAACCATTGGATCGTAAGCAGCTTCATATAATTCAATAGATATCCCTGATAATTTAAAAATTCTTTCAATGTTCATAATATTCGCTATATTTGTAAATCAGATATTTATCACTTAAATAATTCTTTTTCAGTAACGATTTCAAATTCTAAACCATTTTTTTCACAGAATGCTTGGCAGAATTTCCATTTAGACATATTAACAGCATATTGAATAGTTTCATATAATTTAGTTTTTTCAGATCGTGCTTTAGTTTTCTTAGTTTGAGAATGTGGTTTAATTTCAATAATTTTTCTATGAAAGGTTCCATCTTTATCAATATATTCAATATAATAATCTGGAAAATAATTATGAATTTTGCCATCGGTAGGTTTAATATAGGGTATAGATATTATTTCACTACCCCAATTAATAATCATTACATTATTATCTAGAAATTGATTCATCTTTAATTCCCAAGATGATCGATAAGTAATTTTGTTAATATCACCCAAATATTTTTCAGGGTTTTTTGGAATATACTTACCCTGTTTAAACCTAGACATATATTCCTGCAAGTTTTAACATTCTTTCAATGTTGAAGGATTCTTTGATGTTTAATTCTTGTTTAATTCTTTCTTGAAATTCTTCTGGAACATGTCGCATTGTGTATGGTTCTATATTTACTGCAAGTTTACATAAATCATATAGTTCTTGTTTTGAAAATTTATCTGAAATTTTAAAAACTTTTAAAAACGTGTATAATATATGTGGATTAAACCGCACAGCCGTTTCATATATTGCAAAAGATCTTTTATTTTCTGGAATATATTGTAATGCTTTTGATAATTTATTAGGTTTCGATAATGCAGTAATGCACAATTCTTCGTAATTTGGTGTATTTGGTGAAACATTGGATAAAAATGATGCGGTACTATCATGGTATATCAATGAATTAACTATTTTAAAATTATTTTTTATATTTTTTGGTGCGCGAATAAAATCATTAGTATTTGATGATAGATATGTGTATATTCGTTTTTCGACATCTGGTAAGGATGTTGGTGCATATAAAATAAGTATTCCATTTTTCTTGATAGCTTTTTCCCAAGCATTCAAATCATTTTCATTACCTATTAGAAATTTCAAACCTGACATTTTTTTTATTGCGATAGATTGGTATATTACATTATTCTTAATATAATCTGGAGCTTTCATAAACTCGGATGGTTCTGCTTTAATTTGATCACTAATAAAACTTTCTTTATGATGCGAAACCAACATTTGGATATTTTGTTCGGATAAATCAAAAATACTAAAATTCATTTCTGGAGCATATCCAGCACCTTTTATGCCTTTCACTATTGGATTTAATAATAAAGACATAATTTGTGGATGATATTTTTCTGATGGTTTTTGATTACTTTTTGCTTTCATTTCTCCCAAAAATCTATTAGGTTCTAGAATAAATGTCAATATTACATTATTGGTTTTAGTTCTTAATGATAATATTCGTTGTTTAGTTTTTTCTTGACCAACAACATTCCCACAATGATTACCAGACCTACCTTCTTCATCACAAAATGCACGATCAACAAACCACCATGCTGTACCATCTGGAAATTTTATTAATTCATAATCACCATGTTGGATAGGTACTGGATGTTTATCAGATTTTTGATATTGTTTTTGTAAAGTTTCAAAAGTATCCAAAATTTCAGAAATATTTTGATTTAATAATTGTATAGTTTCAATTTCATTAATATTAAAACCATAATAATGAAAGAACTCATTATTAAAAGTCTCAATATTTTTAAAATTATAAGATCCAGATATATTTTTAATATTACCGCTATAAAAAGCTGTTAATACTTTAATATACCAAACCATTCGATCTTGTTTTTTAAGAATGGCTTTAGCCTGTTTAATATACCCATCAATATCGTTAGCATGGTCAGGAAAATTAGATTTTAATTTTGTAACCATTGGATCGTATGCAGCTTCATATAATTCAACTGTTATTCCTGATAATTCAAAAATTCTTTCAATGTTCATGTTATTCTTTCAAAGCGGATGATAAAAAGGTTGGTGTGATACTATCAGCAGCATTAGAGGGTAATACAATATTTGATGGAGTATCATTAGGTTTATTATTGTTATCTAATGGTTTATTATTCATGGTATTTAAATCATTAACCATTGCAGGTCTTAAAAAATTATCAGGAACAGCAGTATTTAATTGTTCATCAGTCATTTGCAAATCTGGTGATATTCCTGTTTTAATTTGATCTGTCAATGATTCTGTTGGAGTATATGAATCAACCATTTCACCATTCTCATCATATATTGGAACATCCTTATCAGCCACTTTCTTTTCTTTATCTTCTGGTGATGGTTCTTTAGGCTGTTCAATATTTAAAAGATTGGCATATTTTGTATCATATAATGCTGATGGTGATGTTAATGCTAATGGTGACATTGCTTTTAATTCTGAAATATTCATACCATCTGGAATTTTTGCAGCCAATCCTGTATCCAAATAATAATTATCATAATTTAATGTTAAAGATATTGATGAGCCTACTGAACCCTCTGCCATGTTTAATTCATTCATTGATGCTTTTTCAATTTTGGGATTATTAAAAGTATGAACATCCATGGTATTACAATAATTATATAAATGATAAACAGTAACATTATTGATAAGATTTACATTATCAGACGATGGTTCCATTCCTTTAGTATGTAAACCATAAGATGATGAAGCATTTTCAAAATTTAAACCATTAATTTCTAAATTTGTACCAGTTTTTTGATTAAACAATGGTGAAACTCTTCTAATATACGATGTTAAAAAATTAAGTGAATGATTGGTTTGATCATCATGGAATTCTAAATTAACTTGTCCATATTTTATTGATTTTGGTACAAATGTTTTAAAATTATATAAATTTATTTCATCATGTTCTACTGTAATTTCAGGTCTATCAAATTTATGTATTAATAATGAAAAATCATCAGTCATATCTTTATCATTAAATGTAAATTTGACTATGAATAAAAATTTTGCTTTAGGTATAAAATCATTTAATATATTTGCATAGGATTCTTTACCATTTAGTGGACCATATGTATTATTATCAGAACCCTTTCCACCATTATTTGGAGTATTGGCGTTTGGTTTATTAGTATTTGTAGTATTTGGTATATTATTTAAATCTGGATTAGTATATAAATTTGGTGGAGCATTAGATAATAATAAAGTTGCTTGAGTATCGGCAATTCTATTAACTTCTGTTGCTAATAATCCTATCGGAGAATCATTATATTTTAATGCTTCATTCTGTGGATAATTTGATAATTGTTGCAATGATTTATCATTTAAGGTATTATCCAGTTTTGCTTGCATTATGTTCTTTGCAGAATTATATGCTTGTTGTAATAATTGGGTATGATTTGGGGTGGTGTTATTAATATTTATCCCAACAGTCCCTAATAATTGTAATGCTCCAGCATTTTTAAAATTATCAATACTGTCATTCAATAATTTGCGACCATCTCGTGGAATTGTATTATTAATAACACCAAATATGGCATCATTTGTTGATTTATTAATTACTCTCTGTTGAGCAGTATTTAATGCTTCAAAGATGCTTGACATTTGTTAAAACACTGTATCCAATACTTTGTAACTAGCAGATGATGGGATATTAAGACCCCCAATTGCCTGACCTACAGTATCAATAGAATTGAATGTTTGTTGGAAATGATCTATAGATAATGTAATATCGATCGCACATTGTTCACCAGCCTCGTATGAATATTCACCCCAATCAATATCTTTAATCCAACATCCAGACAAATGGAAAATCTCTAATACTTTTGCACTACCATCAAGTGTCATTAAATCGATTGCAAATTTATATCTTGATGCGGTTGGTGCTGTCCGCAGGAAAGGTGATTGATCATTTGAAATCAAATCATGTTGGTGGTTCAATAATGCTTGTACACCTTTCGCAACTTGGTTTGAAATATCATCTTCCAGTGTTATTGCTACATCTGGGATAGCATATTTAGATTGTGAAATTTTTACATTGGAATTATATCGGTGCAGTTCAATTGGAGTAAAATTGATAGATGGTTTTTTAAATTTAGTGCATTGAGCAGATAGTGCCGTCATTTTGTCATTAGCGTTATTCAACCCTTGCATCACTGCTGATGCTGCTGCGTTACCAGC